TGGGCCGCTCGGTTGTCGTGGCGCAGCAGCGCAAGAACGAGCCGAAGATTGACCCAGATCCGCACATCCCTGCACAGGCCGGCGATCCGCTGGAATTCATGCGCTCGATGATGAACGACCTAGAGGCTGAGCCGAAGCTGCGGCTCGACGCGGCAAAGGCCCTCGCGGCATTCACGGTTGCCAAGCCGGGCGAGCAGGGCAAGAAAGATCAGAAGGCCGACGCCGCCAAGAAGGCATCGGCAGGACGTTTCGGGCAAAGCGCCCCGCCGAGGCTGGCCGTCGACAACACAAGGTGATTTGAATGGAATGGTCCACTGCTTGCCCTGACTGGGAAGAGAGGATCGTTGCCGGTCAATCGCTCGTTCCGATCCTGCCGCTGTTCCCTGATGAGGCTCAGGCCGGGCTAGAAGTCATGCGGCAGCTGCGCATCGTGGACGCCCCAGGCAGCCCGACCATTGGCGAAGCGTGTGCGCCGTGGGTGTCTGATTTCGCGGGCGCTGTGTTCGGATCGTACAACCCCGACACCGGGCGCCGCGAGATCAAAGAATTCGCGCTCGTGATCCCCAAGAAGAACTCGAAGTCAACAATAGCGGCGGCAATCATGCTGACGCTGCTGATTCGCAACTGGCGGCAGTCGGCCGAACTGATCGTGCTAGCCCCAACTATCGAGGTCGCGAACAACGCATACGCCCCCGCGCGGGACATGGTGAAGCACGACGAAGAGCTGTCCGACCTGCTGCATGTGCAGGACCACGTTCGGACCATCACGCACCGCGAGACAGGCGCAACGCTCAAGATCGTGGCCGCCGACTCAAACACCGTTGGCGGCAAGAAGGCCAGCTTCATCCTAGTGGACGAGATCCACCTGTTCGGCAGCAGCCCGAACGCCGAGAATATGCTGCGCGAGGCAACGGGCGGCCTGGCATCGCGCCCTGAAGGCTGCATCATCTATCTGACCACGCAGTCGGATAAGCCGCCAGCCGGCGTGTTCCTCCAGAAGCTGCAATATGCGCGCGGCGTGCGCGACGGCCGGATCGACGATAAACGATTCCTTCCGGTGATCTACGAATTCCCGCCGCGCATGATCGAGGCAGGCGAGCACCGAAAGCCCGAGAATTTCCACATCGTGAACCCGAACCTCGGCTACTCGGTAGACCGCGAGTATCTGGTGCGCGAACTGGCGAAGGCTGAGGAATCCGGCGAAGAGTCGGTGCGCGGATTCCTGTCTAAGTTCCTTAACGTCGAGATCGGACTAGCCCTGCTAAGCAACCGCTGGCCGGGCGCAGAGTTCTGGGAAGCCCAAGCGCGCAAGGCGATCACGCTCGACTACATCATCGAGCGCAGCGAAGTCGTCACCATCGGCATTGACGGCGGTGGCTTGGATGACTTGCTCGGCCTGGCTGTAATCGGCCGCGACCGCGAAACCCGCGAATGGCTTGCCTGGTGTCGGGCGTGGGCGCACCCATCGGTTCTGGAGCGCCGCAAGGACATAGCAGCGCAGCTTCACGACTTCGCTCGCTCCGGTGATCTTGTGCTCGTCAAGCGAATTGGCGACGACGTAGATGAGGTAGCCGATATCGTCGAGCAGATCGAGGCCGCTGGCCTGCTGCATCAAGTCGGACTAGACCCGGCCGGCATCGGCGCGATTCAAGAGGCTATCGCTGTACGCGACGTGGATCAGGAGAAGCTGGTGGGCGTCAGTCAAGGCTGGCGGCTCGGCGGTTCAATCAAGACTACTGAGCGCAAGCTGGCCGAAGGAGGATTGGTCCATGCCGATCAACCCATGATGAACTGGTGCTGTGGTAACGCCCGCGTCGAGCCCAGAGGCAACGCGATCCTGATTACCAAGCAGGCCAGCGGCTCGGCAAAGATCGACCCGCTGATGGCGCTTTTCAACGCCGTGTTCCTGATGGCTGCGAATCCGCCCGGCCAGGCAAACATTAACGACTTCCTAGACAACCTGGTGATAGCCTAATGGCAACCCTCAATGACCCCGGATTCTGGCAGCGGTTCTGGAGCCGACTCTCCGGACGCGCCCGCCTGGAAGACGGCGAGCGGGCCCTGCCTTTCGATTCACATACAACCCCATCTGGCTCCACGGTCGGCCCTGATTCATCGCTGAGGCTGTCTGCGGTGTGGGCGTGCGTGCGGCTCAGATCGCAGACGATTGCATCGCTGCCGTTGCACCTACGAGCAGAAGACAAGTCGCTTGCCAAACAGCACCCGCTCTATCGATTGCTGCATTCCTCACCGAATGCCGACATGACGGCGAGTGAGTTCTGGGAGGCGCAGTTGGCTTCCTTGGACTTGTGGGGGAACTCGTTCGTACTTATCGAGTGGGACGGCCGGCGTGTCGTGTCGCTGACGCCGCTCAACCCTGAAAAGGTCGTGGTTGTTCGCAGCAGCTCAGGCGAGCTGACATACGAGTACACCAAGGGCGGAAAGGTTACTGTCTACCGCGAGAATGAGATCCTTCATCTGAAGGGCTTTACGCTCGACGGGATCATGGGTCTGTCTCCGATCCAGTTTGCTGCCGAAACCATGGGCGGGCTGATGGATGCCAACCGAGCCGCGTCCAGGGAGTTCCAGAACGGGCTGAAGGTGGGCGGATTCCTAAAAACAGGCGCCACGACCCTCCAAAAAGACCAGCGCGACCGGCTGCGAGACTCTCTTTCTCAGTTCGGCAGGCCAGAAAACGCCGGTAAATGGATGGTTCTCGAGGCTGGAATGGAGCCCGCAAGTGCCCAGGGCATACGCATGAACCCGGCAGACGCTCAGCTTTTGGAGTCTCGTTACTTCGGAATTGAGGAGATTTGCCGAGCATTCGGGGTTCCGCCTCAGCTGATCGGGCATACCGACAAGGCGTCGAGCTGGGCATCCAGCCTGGAAAACACAAACCTCGGCTTCTTGACCTACTCGCTGCGCCCGGTACTGGTGCGGATCGAGCAGGCGATCACGAAAAAGCTGCTGCTCCCTGAAGAGCGCGACCAGTACAGACCGAAGTTTGCGGTCGAGGGGCTGCTTCGCGCCGACTCTGCCGCGCGGTCGTCCTTCTACTCGCAGATGCTCCAGAACGGCGTGATGAGCCGTAACGATGTTCGCGCGCTGGAAGACCTGCCGCCAGTTGATGGTGGAGACGCTCTAACCGTTCAACTGAACCTGACCACTATCGACAAGATCGGTGCTCCGGAGGAGAACCCATGAATCACAAAACTCTGGATGTATCGTTCGAGATCAAGGCTGTCAGCGATGACGGCCTTTTTTCTGGGTACGGTTCTGTCTTCGGAAACGTCGACAGTGGCGGCGATATCGTTCATGCCGGCGCTTTCACGAAGTCGATTAAGGAATGGGAGGACCGCAAGCGGATGCCGCCGGTTCTCTGGAATCACGATCGCAACGAGCCAATCGGCGTTTACACGTCTATTCGCGAAGACGAAAAGGGCCTTTACGTCGAAGGGCGGCTGCTGGTTGACGAGGTGCAGCGCGCCCGAGAGATCCATGCGCTTATGAAGGCCGGCGCACTGGACGGAATGTCCATCGGTTACGGCGTGAGGGGCGCGGACCGCGACAAGTCTACTGGCGTTCGAAACCTCAAGGATCTGCGCCTCTTCGAGGTAAGCATCGTCACCTTTCCCATGAATGAAGCGGCGACCATCGACGCGGTGAAATCCGCGCTTGAGGAGGGCTCGCTGCCCACTCTGCCCGAATTTGAGAGGTTCCTGCGCGAGGCAGGCTTCTCGAAAACCCAGGCCACTGCAATCGCAAGCGGCGGACTGGTCAAGTTGCTCCGGAGTGAGTCCGGCGACACCGAAGCGAAAAAAACGCTAAGCGATGCGCTGGCGATTCTTACCAAATCAGCATAAGGATTCACTCAAATGTCCGACGAAAACCAACTGGTCCAACTGACCACTGAGTTCAAAAAAGCCACCGATGAAGTCAAAAAGCTGGGTGAAGACATCACTGGCAAGATGGCACACGGCGAGAAAATCACCTCCGACCTGAAAGAGCAGGCAGATAACGCCCTGACCACGATGAACGGCTTCAAGGCCCGCATCGACGAAATGGAGCAGAAGCTGGCCCGCCGCAAGGAAGAAGGCGAGCAGCATCAGGCCAAGACCTTTGGCGAGCAGTTCGTCAACTCTCCGAGCTTCAAGAGCCTGACCGAGTCCAACTCCCAGCGTGGCCGGGCCGACATGCAGTTCAAGGCGACCATCACCCTGGCGACCACTGACGCGGCCGGATCTGCTGGCGACTTGGTGCAGAATACCCGCCTGCCGGGCATGATCATGCAGCCCGAGCGCCGCCTGACTGTGCGCGACCTCATCACCCCCGGCCGCATGGACGGCAACGTGCTGGAGTACGTGCAGGAAACCGGTTTCACCAACCGCGCCGCGCCTGTCGCCGAGGGTGCGCTGAAGCCGACCTCTGACGTTCAGTTTGAGCTGAAGAACACCAGCGCCAAAGTGATCGCTCACTGGGTCAAGGCATCCCGCCAGATCCTGTCCGACGCGCCCATGCTGGCCAGCTACATCGATGGCAAGCTGCGCTACGGCCTGGCCTATGCCGAAGAGCAGCAGCTGCTCAATGGCGACGGCACCGGTCAGAACCTGCTGGGCATCATCCCGCAGGCCACGGCTTACTCGGCGCCGATCACCTTGGCTGGTGCGACCACTATCGACACGCTGCGTCTTGCGATGCTGCAGGCAGTGCTGGCTGAGTTCCCGGCTACCGGCCACGTGCTGAACCCGATCGACTGGACTGGCATCGAGCTGACCAAGGACAGCGAAGGCCGCTACATCATCGGTCAGCCGCAGGGCGTGGCATCTCCCACCATGTGGGGACTGCCTGTCGTGACTACCCAGGCCATCGTATCCGGCAAGTTCCTGACCGGTGCGTTCAAGCTGGGTGCCCAGCTGTTCGACCGCTGGCAGGCTCGCGTTGAGGTGGCTACCGAGAACGAAGACGACTTCGTCAAGAACTTGGTAACCATCCTGGCGGAAGAGCGTCTGGCTCTGGCTGTGTACCGTCCCGAGGCATTCGTCTACGGCGACATTGCCCCGGTAGTGACTCCGTAAATCAAACGGGGCCGGCTTCGGCTGGCCCCTCTTGGAGGTGAGAGATGGCGAAAGTTACATATGACGTGAAGCGAGAGCACTACGGCGATAAAGCGTATGCGACAGGCGACACGCGAGAGCTTGATCCCAACGAGGCAAAGCGCCTCGTCGAATTAGGCGTTTTGGCAGAGCAAAAGCCCGCCAAGTCGCCAGAAACCAAGGCCGCTAAGGCCCCCTCGAACAAGGCCATGAAGGCCGCACCCGAGAACAAGTAAATGCTGATTACCGTCACCCCTGCAACGGTCGAGCCGGTCACGCTGGAAGAGGCCAAGGCCCATTTGCGCGTCGATCATGATGCGGATGACGGTCTGATCAGCTCGCTTATCACCGCCGCGCGCGAAGCGGTTGAGCTGTTCACTGGCCGCGCGATTGCTGCAGCCACCTATCGGTGGGCTTCCGAGGATTGCGGGCCGTACTTGCTCCCGATCTGGCCGGCGTCGGTCTCACTGGTTTCGTCGGTAGTTAACGGCTCTAGAATCGATGCTGAATCGTTCGAATTCGACTATGATCGCTCGCTAGTCTCCGGCTACTTCGGGAGCGCAGTTCGGGTTGAATTCGCGACAGAGCCTGGCCCGGTGCCTGAATCGCTGAAGGCAGCTATCAAGCTGCGTATCGAAGCGCTGTATGACGCATCGCCAGATGAAAAGCAGACGCTGATTCAGGCAGCCGATGCGCTGGCTCACCCTTTCAGGATGAACATGGGCGTATGAAGACACTCTCGTATCGACTCCGCCACCGGATTACCTTTGAGCGACCAGGGCTAACGCAAGATCCGGTCAGCGGCGAGATGATTGCTGGCTGGCAAGTGTTCGCGGAGAGCGTTCCGGCTTCAATCGAGCCGCTTTCTGCCCGCGATTTCATTGCCGCGCAGGCAAATCAGTCGGAAATCACGGCTCGAATCGTCATCCGATACCGCGAAGGCATCTTGCCGACGATGCGGATTTTGCACCGCGGCAAGGTTTACGCGATCCAGGGTGCGCTGCCAGACGCTAAATCAGGCCTGGAGTACCTGACGATTCCTGTCAGCGAGGGCGTTAAAGATGGCTGATACCGTCGAATTCAGCATAACGGGCCTCGATTCGCTGCTCGGCAAGCTGGATTCGGTGACGGATGACGTCAAGCGCAAGGGTGGGCGGTACGCGCTGCGAAAAGCGGCTCAGATCATCGTCGACAAAGCCAAGCAGAACGCGCAGCGCATCGACGACTCCGAGACTGGCCGAACGATCGCAGACAACATCGCAATGCGCTGGAACGGGCGGCTATTCAAGCGAACTGGCGACCTTGGGTTTCGTATCGGCGTGCTGACGGGCTCAATCCGCAACATGGAACCGGGCAACCCTGATACGGGGCCGGGCGGCGCCACGCCTCACGCTTATCTAGTCGAGTTAGGTAGTGAGCGATCGCGTGCTCAGCCTTATTTGAGGCCGGCAATGGATACATCAATGGGCGAAGTCACTGACGAGTTCGTGCGGCAGTACGAGCGCGCAGTCGATCGGGCCCTGAAGCGGGCCGCAAAAAGACAGGCCGCAAGGGGCAGCTAATGTTCGCACCGATATTTGAAAAGGTCGCCGCTGATCCGGCATCGACCGCGCTGCTTGGCACGGCTCCGACGCGGCTGTTCCCCGCAGGCGAAGCGCCGGAAGGGGTGGCGTATCCCTATGCAACATGGACGCAGGTCGGCGGCAGTCCCGAGAACTACATCAGCAACCGGCCAGATATCGACCTGCACAGCATTCAGGTTGATATCTGGGCGAAGGAGCTGAGTGATGCGCGAGACGTTGCCAAGGCCCTTCGGGATGCCATCGAGGCGCACGCCTACATAACGCGCTGGGGCGGCGAATCACGCGACCCCGAAACCGGAAGCTATCGAATCAGCTTCGACGCGGACTGGTGGGTAAAAAGATAGAGAAGCGGTATAATGACGAAGCCCGGAGTGCGCTAACACGTCCGGGCTTCTAATCACTACCTAATCGTTCGAGGATTACGGCAATGACTGACGCTGATTCTACAGCAGAATTCAAAGTTTGCACTAAGTGCAAGGCAGTAAAGCCTATATCTGGATTTTCTCTGTCACGCAGGTCGCCTAGCGGCGTTCGCGCTATCTGTAGGGAGTGTGACGCTAGGAGATACGCAGAGAGCCAGAGGGAGAAGCGCGAACGCCAGGCGGCAGCTCTAGCTGAACGGCTATCAGCAACGACGAAGATTTGCTGCCAATGCAATTTAGAGAAACCAAAAACGGACTTCGCTAGGTCATCAAAGTGCATCGATGGGTATCGATCTCAATGCAAGGCGTGCCACAACGCTAACAACCAAGCGTATCGCGTCAGAAATCCAGAATCGTCGAGAAGAAGCTCTGAGCGCTGGAAAGAGCGGAACAAAGAGCGTCGAAACCTAACGATCAGGAAATGGCAGGAAGAAAATAGGCTCAGGGTCAATGAGCTGGCGAGACTACGAAGGCTTAGAGACCCTGATGCAGCGCGAGAATACGGAAGGCTGTGGTGTTCGCGACCGTCTGTTCGTATCCATCGCGCGGTCAGGGAGCGCATTAGAATGTCGCTACTGACAGGTAAGGCGGGGAAAACATTCGAAATTTTAGGGTATTCGCTTGCCGAGTTGATGGCTCATCTGGAACGGCAGTTCTCATCAAAGATGAGCTGGGACAATTATGGCGAGTGGCACATTGACCACATAGTGCCAGTGTCTTCATTCGCCGCAGAAACACAGGATGATCCTGATTTTCGAGCATGCTGGGCGCTTAGCAATCTGAGGCCTTTGTGGGCGCACGAGAACATACGAAAACACGCCAGACGAACACATTTGATATGAACAAACCAACCCGCTTCGGCGGGTTTTTTATTGCCTGAAAACCACCGGAGTATCAAAAATATGGCCATTTTATCGCAGGGGTCGCAGGTCTTTGCATTGGCGCCGACTGCCGCTGACCCCGAAATATTCGAAGTGCTGGCCATTGCCTGCGCTACCGCATTCACTCCAGGCGGCAACCCTGCCGACCAAATCGAAACGACCTGCCTCGAAGAGAACGACCGATCGTATATGCCCGGCCTTCGGACGCCAGATGCCGCATCGCTTACGGTCAACTTCGACCCTAGCGAGCCGAGCCATGTTCGACTGTTCGAGTTGTCGCAGATGAACCCTTCGCCGACTATTAAGTGGGCGCTTGGCTGGTCCGATGGCACGGCAGCGCCGACGCTTGCCGTGGGCGGCGATGACTTCGAGCTTCCCGCTACTCGTACTTGGTACACCTTCGAGGGGTACGTGGCAGACGCGCCGTTTGACTTCGCGGCAAACTCCGTGGTGTCAAGCGCGATGAGTATCCAGCGCTCTGGCGGCGCGGCGCTCGTACCTAAGGCGGCCTAACCATGCAGCTGACCATTGATTCACTGAAAACCATGGGGGCGTTCACAGGCGCCCCTGTGGAGCGCTCCGTGAAGTGGAAGCAGGGCGATCAGGAGTTAGAGGCGACCGTCTATGTGCGGCCTCTTTCCTACCGCTCGGCCGTCTCCGACCTGTCCGCCATGAATGGCAAAACCGATGCCGTTGCGGGGCGTATCGCCGCCTGCATCTGCGACGAGAGCGGGAAGTCGGTATTCACTGCGGCCGACATTACCGGCGAGGCTGACCCAGACCGCGGGCCGCTCGACGGAAACTTGACCTTCGCGCTGCTGGCTGTGATTGGCGAAGTGAACGGCATGGGAAAGACGATGAGCTGACCGACGCCGACGAACTCTGGCATGAACTGGTGCTCTCGGGGGTGGGCGGCCGAACGATCGCTGAAGCCCAAGAGAACATCGGATATCCAGAGTTTGTCAGGTGGGCAAAGTACCGAGCCAAGCGCGGCAGCTTCAATCTAGGGCTGCGCATAGAGCGCGGATCAGCTCTCTTGGCAACGCTCTATGCCAACAGCAAATCGAAGAACGGCGGCTATCAGTTGCATGACTTCGCGCCTCACCATGATCAGCCAGTGTTGACGCTGGAGGATCTGCAGAGTTGGGTTTAGGTGCTGTCGTTTTGGTATTCTCGCCCTTTCTATGGGGAGGGGTTTATGAAGATAGTAGGCGGGTCATTTGGGTTGAAGGGAAGCGCTTTCTTTAGTCGAGACAAGCTATGTATTGAAGGTTCGCGCAAAGCCGAATACGGTCCCGCCGACGTGCGGTCCGTTGCAGCCAGATCAGAAACAGAGAAGAAGTTTGGCTTGATCGGCTGTGCAGTGGGTGCGCTTCTGCTGGGCGGGCTGGGGTTGTTCTTCCTTGGCCTGTTCGGGGCAATCCTCGGCATCGTGTTTGCGGTTGCCGGCTCCTTCTACTCAACCAAGAAGAACCTGGCCGACGTAACCTTCGAGGACGGCTCGACCCTCATCCTTGAATGCACAGGCCGCGCCATGGATAAGCTAGTCCGGTTTTCCGGCAAGTAATACCATCTCGGAACAACCAAGACCCGCTTCGGCGGGTTTTTTCATGCCCGGAGAAAAGTTATGGCCAGCAAATCACTGGGCACCCTCACGATCGACTTGGTAGCAAAAGTCAGCGGCTTCACTCAAGGAATGGACAAGGCAGAGCGCAGTTCTGCCAAGTGGAAGCGCGAAGTCCAGAAAAATATGGACGCGGCGGGCAAGGCTGTCGGCGCGGTATCGGCTGTTGCAGTCGGAGCGATGGCCGTTTGGATCAAGAGCAGCATAAACACCGCTGCCGAGATTCAGAATCTCGCGAAGGTCGCCAATACCTCAACGACTGAGTTTCAGAAATTCGCGGCCGGCGCTCGCACCGTCGGCATTGAGAACGACAAGCTCTCCGACATCCTTAAGGATGTAAACGACAAGGTGGGTGACTTCCTTGTCACTGGCGGCGGCGAACTGAAGGAGTTCTTCGAGTCAGTTGCGCCGAAGGTTGGCGTGACCGCCGAGCAGTTCCGCAATCTGTCCGGCCCGCAGGCGCTGGGCCTGTACGTCGACACGCTGGAAAAGGCCGGCGCCAACCAGCAGGAGATGACCTTCTTCCTGGAGGCGATCGCAAACGACGCCACATTACTGGCTCCTCTGCTGCGTAACGGCGGCAAGGAGATGCGTGGCCTGGCCGATGAGGCGCAGAACCTTGGGCTGATTCTGTCCGAGGAAACGATTGCCGGCGCGAAGCAATTCAATGATGACTTGGATTTGCTGGGTCGAGTTGCTAGCGGCGTTGGGCAGCAGATAGCCGCCGAACTGCTGCCTGACCTGCTGAACCTTACGAATGAACTGCGGAAGCCGGAAACAGCCAAGGCTGCGGCTGACATGGCGAAAGCTGTCGTCGGATCGTTCACTACCATCATCGATGGCGCCAGGAACACCGTTCAGTTCATTCAATGGGCCGCAGAATCTGCCGCTGCGTTCATGAACGGTATCGCTGCAGACGATCTTGTTCGTCTGAATGACGAGATTGAGCGACTGGAGCAGATGAAGGCGTCGGGCGCGCTGGATCGCCTCGTGTTCTTCGGTCGCGACGGGATGGTCTCGTATTACAACGACGAAGAGCTAGATGCCGAGCTGGCGAAGCTGCGGGCGGCAGCCGAAGCGGCGATGCAGGGCGGAAAGCCGATAGCGCTTCCTGTCGAGCCGAAGCTGACCTCTGGCCAATCTGCAGGCGGTCCGGGCCTAAATCTTGGAGGCGGCCAATCAGAAGAGGCCGCCAAGGCAGCGGAAAAAGCCGCATCAGCGATCACCAAGCAGGTTGAAGCCCTTCAAAAGCAAGCCGATACCCTTGGCATGAGTGCGGAGGCTCTTGCTCTTTACAACCTGGAGCAGGCCAAGGCCACAGATGCACAGTTGCTGCAGGCGCGCGTTGCGCTGGATGCGATCTCGGCTTTCGAGAAGCAGAAAGAGCAGCAAGAGGCCTACAAGGATCTTGTCGCAGAGCTGCGCACAGAAGAAGAGCAGCTAACCGACCAGATGCGCGAGCGCCTGGCTGTGCTCGACGCGATGCAGGGCATCGAGCCTGATGAGCGCATGAAGGTTGCCGGCCGGATCGCCGGAGCCGCAACGTCAGATGCCCCAGAGTTTGGCGGCCTTGACGCTTCGGTTGGTGGTCCATTCGGCGAGCTGCTGAAGATCGACGAGGCTGAGGAAAAGCTGCAAGAGTGGTACGACACGCAGCTTGAAATGCTAGAGCAGTTCCGCCAGGACCGCGCCGACCTCTCCGCAGCGTGGGATGAGGAAGAGCTAGCACTGAAGCAGCAGCACGAAGACGAGCTTGCACGAATCGAGCAGGCCCGCCAGATGGCGCAGCTGGCATCGGCAGAAAGCATCTTCGGTGACCTTGCAGGACTGACAAAAACCTTTGCTGGCGAGCAGTCCGGGCTCTACAAGGCGATGTTTGCGGTTCAGAAGGCCGCGGCAATTGCTCAGTCAATGGTTGCCATTCAGACCGGCATAGCAATGGCTGCGGCGAACCCGTTCCCTGCAAACCTTGCAGCTATGGCCTCAGTCGCAGCCGCCACTGCCAGCATCGTTAGCAACATCGGCGCCATCGGCATGGCTCACGAGGGTATCGATTCCATTCCGCAGACCGGAACCTGGCTGCTGGAAAAGGGCGAGCGTGTCACTACGGCCGAAACCAGCGCAAAGCTCGACAAGACCCTGAGCGATATTCAGCAGGGCGGCGCAGGTCAGCCGATCGTAAATCTCTACGAAGACGCCAGTAAAGCAGGAACTGTCAGCAGCCGGAAGGAGGACGGGCAGAACTTCATCGACATATTCGTCAGCAACATCATGGGTGACGGCAAGGCGCATAAGGCGCTTAGTCGTAAGTATGGCCTGCAAGGAGTAGGAGCATGACCGAGTACCCGCGCGACTATCTCCCGCTCCCTCTGCGCGAAGGCTATGCGTTTCAAGCCGTGAGCCCTTTGCAGCGCACGGAAATGCAGAGCGGTCGAGCTAGACAACGACGCCGGTTTACATCGGTGCCAACGATGGCTTCGGTCGCCTGGATCCTCAGCGATGTTCAGGCGCAGCTGTTCGAGGCGTGGTTCGAGGATGCACTGAAGTCTGGCTCGGAGTGGTTCGACTGTCCGCTGAAGACTCCAGAGGGTGGCATCCAGAATTACGCCGCGCGTTTCACCGATATCTACCAAGGGCCGGCGCTGGTCGGCAAAAGCCACTGGCGCTTTACCGCTGAACTTGAGCTGCGGGAGCGTCCGATCCTGGCGCCCGGCTGGGGCAAATTCCCCGGCCTGATCGCCGGGCAGAGCCTCATCGACCTCGCCCTAAACCGCGAATGGCCCGAATCCCCCTACCAGACCCACATGGGCGCCCTTGACTCGGGTGTAAACGAGGAGTGGCCACAATGACCGTACTCGAACAGGTTTATGCCTCGGGCGGCGACGTGATCATTCACACACTGGAGATCACATGCGCTGCCTGGGCGGAGCCGATCCTGTTGTGCGAGGGGTTCGAGAATCAGTCGGTAATCGATGAGGGCGGTCGCGCCTTGACCTTCGAGGCCGCAGCCTTCCAGCTCGCAGAGCCAGAGCGAAGCAACCGAGGCAGCCAGACCCTGGACTTCGCAGTTGATGGCGTCATGGGCACAGCACAGCAGAAGGTCGACGCGGCGCTAGAGGCAGAGGAGCGCATCACCCTCATCTATCGCAAGTTCCTTGCCAGCAACTTGAGCGAGCCGGCCGAGCGCCCGTATCGCATGACCATCCTTGGCGGCGAGATGAACGGCTCGACGGTCCAGCTTCAGGCTGGCTTCTTCGACCTGATCAACCGGCAGTGGCCACGCGATGTGTATTCCACTGAGTTCTCCCCTGGCCTGAGATACCTGTAGAATAGGCAAGTGCGGCTAGGGTAGCCCCCGAAAAGCCGGCCCCTAACCGGCCTGCCGCACCTCATCAGTTAGGGTTCGTACTGTAGGGGTATGGATAATGCAAATAACGCACGACGTTGTAGTTGAGCTTTTTGAATACAACCCTGAAACAGGGGTTTTCGTTTACCGAGAGCGTGGCAGACATTGGTTCAGAAGTGAGCAGCGCCGCAAGTCTTGGAACACCATGTTTGCCGGAAAGCGTGCCGGAACGGTCCAAAGCAAGGGGAACGGCTATACCAGAATAAAGATAGGTATTTGCGGAAAGCAGTATTTGGCTCACCGAATCGCATGGATATACATGACAGGTGAGCAGCCTCCCGCCGAGATCGACCATGTAGACCGCGACGGAACTAATAATAGTTGGAATAACTTGCGCGATGGCACCGGCTCCAATCAGCGAAACAAAAGCATGCAGCGAAACAATCGCACAGGTGCAACTGGCGTTTCCTGGAGCAGGGTCTGTAAAAAGTGGGCAGCGAGGATATGGGTTGTCGAGGATGGAAAGCGTATCTACAAATCCTTAGGGGTTTACGCGGAAAAGGAAGACGCCATATCGGCGATTACTATCGCGAGATCAGAGCATGGGTACGACCCAGAGCACGGATTGAGAAAGGCTCCGTACATAGCAAACAACCCCGCCTAGTGCGGGGTTTTTCATTTAAAGGCAGAACATGCTGGATGACTATCTTTTTGCCGAGTACGAGGATGGTGCTAACGGCGAAATTGTCAATGGGAGGCGCCGCTACAACTGTTGGACGTTAGCCTGCGCGGTCCGCCAGGAAGTGCTTGGCCTGCCACCACTGCCCGATGCCGGCGTGATCAGTCGTCACCGGCTGCGCGAGTCCGCCAAGTCCTACCGGGTCTATGCCGATCTTCTACCTGAAGGCCCGGCAATACCTGGGGCCCTGGCTGCCGTGATGAGCGGCGAGCTATGCACCCACGTCGGCGTCGTCCTTGAGCTTGACGGGATGCTGGCCGTGCTTGAGATCAACCCTAAAAGCGGCTGCCGCTGGCTTCGAATCGCCGACTTCGAGCGCACCTATTACCGAGTGAAATACCATGCCGATCGAGATTTACGCGAGCAAGTTTGCGGCAGAACCAGCTGAGCGCTATGAAACGACCGAGCGCGTGACCGTCGCCGCCTGGCTGCGCGCCAATGTGCCGAGCTTCGAGGCTCGCGACAATGCGCCGATCAGCGTGATGATCAATGGCCAGGTGATTGATCCGGTCGCTTGGGGTGACGTTGAGTTCACGCCGGCCGACACCGTGTTGATCTGTGTCGAGCCCAAGGGCAGCACGCTCGAAACGATCTTCCGCCCCGGACCGCTCGCCAAGCTATTCGGGCTAGGCAACCCGTTTGCTCAAGTCGCCCCAACTACACCGAAGGCGCGCCCGCAAGGCAAAGACCTTACGCTGGTGACGGCGAAAGGCAACCAGGTATCGCTCAACGCCGTGATTCCTGAAATCGCTGGCACCTTCAAGCGCTATCCGGACTACCTGCTTCCCGCCCATCGTTACTTTGGAGGGCCGCGAGAGCAATGGATTGAGATGCTGCTCTGCGTCGGGAAGGGCAAGTACGACATCCCGGCCAGCAAGATCCTAGTCGGAAATACGCCGATCATCTCGCTTGGGGCTGATGCGCAGTACCAGATTTTCCAACCTGGCGCAAACGTTTCCGGTGATAGCGCGTCCGTTTGGTGGCACAGCGCTTCAGAGGTCGGGTCCACTTCGACAGGGACGGCAGGGCTTGACCTGAAGGCAACCTACGAGGTTGACCCCGTCCCGTCGGCGAACTCCTACCAGTTGAGCGGCTATACGATTTCAATCCCGACCGGCGCCGGTCAATACCCTGACGGATGGGCCGCGGGGATGATCGTAAGGGTTGAGGCCAACTATCCATATACAGTGATAGATGGTGGCGCTAGCCGCGACGTTATCGAGGGGGACTTTACGCAGCTTGGACCTTTTGTCGGGATGCAGATCGAGATAACAGGCGACAACGCCGGGCTATATCAGATCGAAACGTACGTCCCGCCAGTAGCGCCATCCACTATTGGGCAGATTACGCTGAGCTACGTAGGCGGTGGCGCGGTAACCGGGATGAAAACTGGCTCCGTATCAATGGGCATTGGCTACGCCGGGTTGCGCTACCGAATCACTGCGGCCGGTCCGTACTCGATCGCAGTGGAGCGTTTGACCGATACGGGCGCTTCGGATACTGCTTGGGCTGGGTTTGCACCGCTACAGAGTTCAGCTGTTGTGATTTCGCTGGACGCATCGACGCAGCAGGGGGATTGGGCTGGACCGTTCTGCGCCTGTCCATCGGGAGAAACGACAAACCTGATTGAGTGGGACGTCATGTTTCCTGGCGGCCTAATTCACATCGGCAGCAAGGGGCAGCTGATTGAGCGATCGGTTACGGTAGAGATCCAGTATCGAGATTTCGATGCGGCCGGGGCGTGGGCATCAACCACAAAAGTCATAAAACAGAAGACCCTTGATCAGGTTGGATTTACGTTCAGCCAATCGCTGCCAGCAATGATGCGCCCTGAGGTGCGGATGCGCCGTATCGGGGCCAAGTCGACAAACACTAACATTCAGGACAGCGTGCAATGGTACGGTCTGCGGGCAAAGCTGCAGGCGCCGACCAGCTACGAAGGCGTTACGGTAATGGCGGTGCGTTTGCGCGGCGGTGATCGGCTTGCCTCGCAATCTGAGGCGCTTGTATCGGTTGAGGCAACTCGTGTTCTGCCGGTGCGAAACGGCGGCGCTTGGGATGTGGAGACGCCGACTCGCGACATCGTGCCATGGATCATTCACGTCGCGCACTCGATTGGTTACACCGATGACGATCTGGATATGGCTGAGTTGGACCGCCTGCACGCCATATGGGCCGCCCGCGGCGACCGCTACGACGCAGTCATTGACTCAGCTAGCACGGTGAAACAGTCGCTGCTCGAAGCCATGCAGGCTGGATTCGCAGACTTCACGATCGACCGCGGGCTGATTCGTCCTGTGCGGGATGAGCCGCGTACAGTGATGGAGCACCCCTACACCCCGCAGAACATGACCCGGCCGTTGACCCGGCAGTTCTCCGCACTCAAGCCTGATGACTTCGACGGGGTTGACGTCGAGTACGTCGACAGTCGCACCTGGCAGAAGGAGACGGTTCAGTGCCGCCTGCCTGGTGACGCTGGGGTTCGCGTGGAGAAGCTGAAGCTGGATGGCGTGACCGGCAAGACACAAGCCTGGCGGATCGGGATGCGTCGAAGAATGGAGCAGAAGTATCGTCGCTGGTCGTATTCGTTCGGCACTGAACTGGACGCGCTGAACTCTCGCTACCTGAGCTATGTGCCGCTGCAGGACGATGTTCCCGGCTATGGCCAGAGCGCGCTTATGCTGAGCTACGACAACGGCGTCATTGAGTCGTCCGAGCCGTTCGACTGGTCTGCTGGCGGCGCGCATGTGGTCGGTATTCGCCGGCCGGATGGCACGCTGTCTGGGCCATACGCAGCAACGCGCATCGATGACTATCGACTGTCGATCGCTGGTCTGGACTTCGAGCCCGACACCAGCTGGTCGATCGAGCCGCCGCACCTGCTGTTCGGTCCGCTTAATCGCTGGAGCTATCCGGCGCTGATCACGTCAATAAGCCCCAGAGGCACCGACGGCGCCACGGTGCAGGCGGTCAACTACGCGCCAGAAGTCTACGCCTACGACAACGCCACCCCGCCAGCCTAACAACTAGCCAACACCACATACCGGACACGGCCCTAACGGACGCCGTGCGGATTTGCACGCCTGGAGTAAAACCATATGACCTTCAACACCGGCAACAACGTCCCGTCGACCGATCCGCGCGACCTGTACGACAACGCCGAAAACCTCGACAAGCTGGTCAACGGCGTCGATCCGTTCTATGCCGACCGTAAGGGCATTCTGCGCGAGTCGTGGGCCGGCATGGAGAACAGCTTTACCAATGCGCAGGAAGGCCGCGAAACCGCCTTCACGCTGAGCCAGGCGGACAAGGAGAGCCGGTTCCAGGCGTTTCTGGTTTCATCCGGCTATGTGAGCAAGGGCGACTATGCCGCCAATGTCGTGCTGGAAGAGCGGAACGAGTACGTGGCTGTCGATGCGGCCACTACCGGCACAACCGCAGGGCTCTACCGCCCCGGCCCTGACGCTACGCTGCCACTGACGCTAAACGGTACTTGGGCGACCGACTCGGCCAGTCTCGTGCTGCTTGGGGATGACGTGCTGCGGCAGGAGTTGTCCTCCGAAAATGGATCGGATTTAGTCGCCTACCGAGCGCAAGCAGTTGGGGCAGTACCCCGGTCGCTGTCGGGACGCCTCGGTGACTTCCTCAGTATTAAAGATTTCGGCGCAGTCGGCGACGGGGTCGTAGACGACCGGGCGGCTATCCAGGCCGCGTTTGATCACGCCCATTCTATGGGCGGGGGCACAATTTACTTTCCCCCTGCAGTCGCCCACTATGCCATTAAATCCGAGCACCCTGATTATCCAGGACACGGGTTAGTGCTAAATAAGGTTTCGGAATATAACTCCGACTACACCTTGATAGGGAATAAGATCAGGAGCCGAGTCTTACTGGACACGCCAAGTAACATAACCTCACTTATGTATTGGCCGGACGAGATTTATAGCGCCACCATTCGCGATATGTGGTTCGATGCCGGTCTTAAAGCAGATCATGTATTGAAGGCTGACGAATCCTACCACCCTTATCTGACAATTGACTCGTCTGATTTCAGGAACGGGCTGACCGAGTGTGTGCGGCTTTCGACGTTCGTCACGTCGCTTACCCGCGTGACTACGATGCGGGGCACGGTAGGATTTAGAATTGTGGGGCAGGACGGAGGGCCGGTTACCTCAATAACCATGAACTCCTGTTACGCACTACGCGCAAAGGAATGCGGTTTCGATTTCGGATACGCGACTTACTGCGTACTTAATGCTTGCGCGGTGGATGGAGACGTTGAAAGCGATACTCACACTGAAATAGCGTATCGCTTCGCCAACGCGTATGGCGTGACCATGAACTCCTGCGGCGCTGAGAAGGCGCAGAGATTTCTCCGAGCGGTCAACTATCGCGGTTTTTTCCTCTCCGCGCCGTTTATGCTGCTCGCTGGCGGGGCGGTTTCACCCGTTGATTATCTCATCGAGTTTGGGCTGGGGACCGACGCCACGGTTGCAGGGGTCAGAGTTGAAAGCCAACTGCCGGGCGGGTTTTTGTACACCCTCGCCCAGACGGGTTCCGGTTTTGGATCCGAAAACATCACGGTTTTAGACCGCAGTGTTCTTCGGGGGTCGGCGTACTGGGTGCCAAACTTCCGGTTCGATAGGCCTATCAAGTTTTTACGAGGCGATTCCACTGGGAAATCGGAAACCATTTCTATTGGCGGGACGGGGGCGTTTAAGACTGCCGTTGCTCAATCCACCGCGTACTCGGTTGAGCATGATTTAACCTGGCAGCTGGCTAATGGGGTTTATGATCTTGTCGACGGCACTTCCGGCGGTAGGTTTGTTGGATTATCTGGACCCGGCACCCTTGTTATCCAAGGGAACGCTGGGGACAACACACTGGTTAAATTGCAGTCAGACTTCGAAAACCTCCTGTTCCGAAATTGCAGTCTGAAAATCATATTGCGAAATCTTAGCATCGGTGGGAAAGTCGGGAACAATGGCAACCGCCGCCTGGTACTAGATAACTCGCCGAATATCATCCTCGATAATGTGAGAATTACCAGTGACGATATAAACGTCGGGGTGGGGATCTATATGAAGAACGCCTCGCGAGTCAGTCTTGTGAACGGGAGCGGCATGTTCGGGACCTTTTCCACAGCCCCTTTCGTTTTGGACGCAGCCTCCGAGGTGTTTATCCAGAAGGCGCCAAACCCGCCGACTGCGGGGACCTGGAGTCAAGGGAACACCGTCTACAACAGCGCGCCTGTCGCGGGCGGGTCGGTAGGATGGGTGTGCGTCGCGACAGGCGCGCCGGGGACTTGGAAATCGTTCGGGACTATTGCAGCGTGACGTGCGGAGCTTACTCCATCATAGGCCAAGCCCCCTCGTCGACGGGCCGCCCTGGCTTGCGTATCGGTAGCACCGTTTTGTCGGTGGCCAGCAGGACAGGCGCACAAGGCCGTGAAGTTCAACTACTTCTGACAGTCGCTTGATATGCACAAGTAGGACCATCCGACGCCCGCTCTATGCGGGCTTTTTTACGCCTGGAGAAAACCATGACCCTCGGAAATAAGCAGCGCGCCTTCACTCAGATGATCGCGCGGCTGATCGACTTCGCTTATGCGAACGGCTACGAACTCACCTTTGGCGATGCGTACCGCGACCCGCGCGTACATGGTGCCGTGGGTGAGAAGAGGTCCTACAGCTCGGCCGTATCGCTACATAAGGAGCGCCTGGCCGTCGACTTCAACCTCTTCAAAGGAGGTAAGTACATGACCGCCAGCGAGGATTACCGGGAGCTGGGCGAGTTCTGGGAGTCGATCGGCGGGACCTGGGGCGGACGATTCAACGACGGCAACCATTTCAGCCTGGAGCATGGTGGCCGAAAATGATCGCCCTGCTCAAGCAGTACAAGCTGATCGCCGCAGGAGCTGCTGTGCTTGCGCTGATGGCGCTTTCTGCTGCCGGGGCGTGGCAGTGGCAGGGGAACAGCTACGAACGCCAGCTCAGCGAGCTAAGGGAAGACTATGCCGAAGCCGCACGCCAAGCCGAAGCCCGCGCCAGATCCGAAGAACAGCGCCGACAAACCGCCATCGAGGGAATACGCCGTGACGCACAAGACAAGATCGCCGCGGTTGCCGCTGATGCTGCTGCCGCTGATGACGCTGCTAGCCGGCTGCGCGCACGAGTTGCCCAGCTATCACGCAGACCCGCCAGCTGTGCCGGTTCTGCCGGTGGAAGCGATTCAGCCGACCCCGCCCGCGATCTGCTTGCCGTCATGCTCAGCCGGCTTGATGAGGCTTCGGGAGGAATTGCTGAATTTGCCGATCGAAGCCGAGCAGCTGGACTGACCTGCCAGGTTTCGTATGAAGCGGTGAGGGGGGATTGAGATTGCCCGGACGGGCTGAGAATGGCTGAGGAATCTCATACCACTTTTTGTACCAATCGAAGCGCGGAACGGGTGTTTTCGGGTGGATTCGGAAGGAGTGGTAAAAAGGCAGCCCCAGCAAGAATCACTCCTTCACACCCTTCGGCACCCTGCATTACTATACCGCGAAGTCCAAAAGAAACGCTGTGCGCTTACTGTTGTGCGGGCTCAGTCGCTTCGCTTGGTGACGCCGTACCAATTTCGTACCGATTCGGCGTTTTCAGCTTGTCCAGTTCGGCCCAATCGGCGCTTGAGTTTATCCATTTCGCGTAGTGCTTGAGCAGCGTCTGGATGCTGTTGCCGAGCTGCTGCGCGATGAAGGCCGGCGCCATCCCGGCAGACAGGCAGACGGTCGCATAGGTGTGCCGGGTATCGTACTGCCGGCGCGGACGAATGCCCAGTCGCTTCATGCTCTGCTTCAGATGATAGGCGGTGCTCACGACGTTGGTGATGTGCCCATCCTTGCCGCTGGTGGGTGCAAAGACGAACTCGCCGTCTCCGGTGAGCTGCTGCATCTCCCGCAGCGCCTCGACAGCCTGATCGACAAGTAGCACCTTGCGCACGCGCTTGGTCTTGGTGTTCTCGCGCACTTCGCCCTTCTCCAGGGTGGCGCGCACGCGAATCGATCGCCCGGGCAGGTCAACATCAGCCCAACGCAGTGACAGTTGTTCGCCAGTCCGCATGCCGGTGTAGAAGGCCAGCTTGAAGAACGAGGCATAGGTCAGCCTGGCGCCGGTCTGGTGCGCGTAGAGGTCGGCCAGGATCGCGTCACGCTCGGCAGGAGTGAACGGGTCGATGTCTCGCTCAGGAGCACGAGCCCGCTCAACCGAGCGCATTGGGTTCTCCGCGATGATGCCGTCCAGCACCGCGGCGGCGAAGATGGCCTTGGCCGCCTGCACCGCGGCGTTGCGGTCGGTGATGGAGTTCCAGTCCTGGCGACTCATCAGCCCGCGCACGTCAGACGGATAGATCTCGTCCAGCCTCCGGTCCGCCCAATGCGGCATCCAGTACTTGTTGAGCACGCGCAGGTAGTTGCGACGAGTGTGAAAGCCGATGTGCTTGCTGTCGAGCCAGGTCTGCGTGAAGTTGCCGAAGGTCGGCGTGATGCGGGCGAGGGTGTAGCGGGAGTTCGGGAACAGCTCGGCATACTTGTCGTCCGTGAGCATGCCGAGCTTGATCAGCTGGGTTACCTGAGCACGTAAACCTGCTGCTGCTGCAAATCCCTTGGGCGTCTGAGGATAGGGGAGCGTTTCGCAGCGTCGCTCTTTCTTCCAAGTGAATCGGATGCGGACGGAGCTTCCGGCGATTTCGACGCCTTGGGGGAGCCCCACTGCTTTTCTGCCCATTCGTTGTACCTCTCCAGGCTGTACATGATACAGCCGTCAACCTTCTCCCATACGCCGTGCGGCAACACCCCGCGCTGGCGCTTCCTTTCCAGGGCCTTCGGCGTCGTGCCGATCAGTTCGGCCAACTTCCTTTCGTACACCTTGTCGACCGGCAGGCCTTCGATTGGCTGCGGTTTCTCTCGTGCGCCCATCCCTCACCCCCTCACCGTTACGCCGGCTGCTTCGATGGCGGCGCGGCAGCTCTCAATCACATGGGTGCAGCCTGTCGAATCCATGCGATCAGGCAGCTCAATCACCAGCTCCCTCCGCGACGCCAGCCACACATTCCGCATCTGGTCCTTCACGTCCTCGAAGCACTCGTGCCAAATCTGCCTGTCCCACCACGCCTCGAACTCTGCTATCGCCTTGTCTGTGTGCTGCATGTCTATCTCCTGCTGCGTGTGGGGTTAGGCGTCTATACCGCCATTTCAAGCTGTGTTTCGCGCTTCCAGACGGCGGCGCTGTTATGCGCTTCTATTCGAGATGCGATGACCTCGGCGCGCTGGCCTGCTGTGGGCGGGACGTACATACCGAAGCGGCCGACGCTGCCGCCATTCACTGCTGCGTTCGTTGAGTCGGCGGATGCGAAGGGCAGGCGCGAGAATATCGCTGGGTCAAGCATGCGCAGGCCGTGAAGCCTGCACGCTGGTCTCCCTTGTTCGTCGCAGATGGCGTTCATCGCCTCGCCTATCCGCTTCCACCATGGATCGGTGCCGGGGCTAGCCCACTGGCCGGAACTGCCGAACGCTACGGTTCGCCACTCGCTAGCCAAGCGCTCGAGCCGATCGATCGATTCGTGCAAGTGCCAAACAGGAACGCCTGGCAGGTGGCTTGGCCATTCTTCGAGAAGCCGGTCATTTGCCGCTTCGTCTCCGTCGATCACGTCAGGGATCAGCGCCCAGTCGAAACCAGGGTGTCGATGCCAGTCATCCACCCATCGCACATAGCCTTCGACGTCGAGCTGGCCGCCCTGCTTCCATACCGTGAAGGCGCCGTTATCGAATACGAAGGACTGGCACACGTCGGCAACGATGCCCATGTCATCGCGCCGCGGGAATGGGACAAGCGCGTGCCGGCCATCCAGGAAGCGCGCCCCGTCCTGCCTGTTACCGCCTATTGGGGTGCCGTGGTAATGGATCATGCCAAAGCCCTCCGTTGCGACAGCAACCACGACCAGACCCCGCCGCCGATAACCTTCGCCATAAACTGGCCGAGCACGATGTGAGGCATCAGCGCGCCGAACGCGATGAGCGGAAATATTGTGGAGTCAATGGCCGCAGCAGCGGTGTTGCTTGCGTTCGACTTGATCGGCCAAGGCTTGCGCATCAGCGCCTGGTACACCGCGCCGTCCCCAAGAGCCGCGAGGACGAACGAAACGCTGGAAGCGATCGCGATCGTTCCACCGGCTGGATTGATGGCGTAGCTGATGGCTCCGGCAATGACTGCCAAGCCGGTGACGCGAATCAGCCCGATCCGCTCGTGCAGCTGATCACGCAGAACAAAGTCCAGGCCGATCAGCAGGAAGGAGTTAACGATCGACCACCACGGACCAAAGACAAAGACGAGAAAATTCGCCGCGCAAAGGGCTGCTACGTACAAAGCTGCAACCATGACTTCTCCTCCCCGCCGACTCTCGCCGGCAGGCTGTGTGTTTGGGTTGGGTTAGGGGGTTACTGAAATAGGTGTTCAGTGATTGATACGTGAGAAGCGCGCCAACCGCGACGCTGGTATCTTCGCCAGTGGCTAGGCGGGTCGCCGGTTATCTCGATGAACGCGGCTATTGCTTCACGGCGAGTCTTGCGCACGGTAGATATCATCACGCCCGACACGTCGTGGCAGATGGCCCATCCTGATCCGAACTGTGGCTTACGCATATCACGCCTCCTTCGCAGCCATGGCGGCGCGCAGCGAGTTTTCTGCGTCACGGCACAGCTTGAGTCTGCGATTGATCCCGACCCCTGATTCGTTTTGCTCTGCGTCCAGCCAGGCAATGGCCTTTCCTGCCGCATCCCGCAGCCTATCCCGCTCGGCCTTCAGCGCGCGGATGTTTGCGTGCACGTTCCCGACATCCGGGTCGCCGTTTTCATCCGGTGCAAACTCGTTTGCGTAGGCCATACGTGCCGCTGCAAGGCCGTCCCGCTCGGCGGTCACGGCTGACAGGGCGGCGAGGTAGTCGGAGTGACGCACCCATCCGCCTTGATCGCATGAATTCATCGCCGGCATGTGGTCGCCTTGGCTGATCGGCGTGTACCGGCGAAGCTGCACCCCTTCCGCCTCTGCTGGCTGGGCCGCCGCTATCCGTAGCTGCGCCAACTCATTATCGACTTCTAAGCCACAATCCCAGCAGCGGAACAGCTGTAGCAGCAGCTCCCGATCAACCACTACCTTGCTCATTCTTTCATCCTTGCGCCCTGTGGCGCGTCTGGTTGTTCTTTGTGCGCCGGGCAACCGGAAGCCTCACCCCTGGCCGCCGATTCTTCAGTGCGCTGTAGATGGATCGCTCGCTGTGCCCTAGGATCGCGCAAGCCTCAGACGCCATAGCGCCGCCAAGCCGAAGCGCGCAGTAGTCGTCCAGTACCTTGTCGGTGATCTTGATCTGTGGCCTGCCTCGGTGCGGAAAGGCACGAGACGGCGGCCATGGGCATTCCAGTCCGCGTCGGGCCAGCCACTTGCGCAGGTCGCTAGACGTGGCGTAGCCGATCTGGTGCGCTGCCTGCTCGATGCTGATGCCGAGCGCGTGCAATCGAATGGCTGCCTTGCCTACCGTCTCACCGGTGTCGGCGAAGTAGTCGTCAGAGATGGTCATTCCACTGCCTCCAATGCCGTTACAGGGTAAATCTGCACGCTGTTGCGATGCGCGCTGCTCTCGACTGCGTAGCCTTCCTTGGTCTGCTCGGTCGAGTACCAGCCAACCACGCGGCCAACCCACTCGCTGCCGGTGGACTTCTTCACGAGGTCGCCCATGGAGAACTTGCCTTGCGGGGCGGTCTGCGCGGGGCGGGCGAACCATGCCCACTCAGCGGCGCTCATCGTGGCAGAGCTGAGCTTGAATACCTTCTGGCTATGCAGTGCGCGCTTGAACGCCTCCCACTCATCCTGCGCCGTGGCTTGCTCTACTGCCGCCTGCCCATCCCTGAACCCCTGCGCTGCGGCTGTGGCCATGTCGACGGCGGTGTAGGTGTCGGTGGGCTCGGCCTGCTCGGATAGGGCGGCTTTCATCTCGTTGCGTAGCTGCTCGTCTGGGCAGCAGTGGATGGCCTCACGCAACAGCCCGCGCAGCTGCTCATTCTCAGCCTTCGCAGCCCCCAGCTCAGCGCCGATTCGCCCGGCTACCTTCAGTGTGTCGTTCATACCTTGCTCCATATGGCAGCGTTGTTCAGTTCCGCCTCGGTGGCGTAGCGCGGGTTACGGCTCAGCGCCTGCATCAGGAACGCGGCACCGTTACTTCCGGCAATGTAGTGGCGGGTGTTGGTCGGCTTGTGCAGCCAGATTTGGGTTTTCTCTCGCATGGGGCCTCCGGTGGGCGGCAGCGGAAACGCTAGGCAGCCTTTCGCTTCCAGTGGTCTCGTCCGCCTTTTGGCTTGATCAGGCCGACCGACTGAGTCAGGGCGCGCTCTACGCTCCACCCCATCTTGTCGAGCCGGTGAATGATCGTGGTGTGGTTGATTCCGGTGCGTCGCTCCCATTCCCGCAGGTGGAGCGTCTGCCCATCGAAGGTAAGCATTCGCATGTTTGGCTGGATGACCATGGCGGGCTTCGGCAGCCTGTCAGGGCGCTGCACGCCTCGCTCGAATTCAATCCCTACGCGCTCGCAGTGGCGGCGAAGCGTGTGGGGGCTGATGCCGATGATCTGCGCGGTTGAGTTGACGCTGTGCCCTGCATCCTTGAATCCCTGAATCAGGCTGTTCAGCGACTGGCCGAACTCGGCGGCGACTCTTGCTCTCCAGTTCTGGCTCATGCTGCCTTCCTTCGAGCCTGTGCCCGCGCTACAGCCTTCGCGTAAAGGCACGGTCGGCAGTAGCACTGCCAGACGCCCGACGTCTTGATGAACTGGAAGTGCTCATCGTCCAGCGGCTTCCACTCGTCGCAGCAGCCGCAGAGCTTTTCGCTGATGCCGTTGGTCTCGCGCCGGACGAGCCGGCCTTTCAATGTTCTGCTCATGCCGCCACCGATCGCGCCTTTCTGGTCGCCACGGCCTTGGCTCGCGCCGCTTGCTTCTTCTCCGGGCAGGTGATGCGGTAGGGGATGAGTTTTTCCTCTACGCGGATCGGCTGGGTTTTCACTGGTCCCTTAGCAGCTTCAAACGCTGCCATCTTCTGCGCGATTTCCTGGCGCGCAGCCTCGTGCGCGGCCGGCGTGTGCACGCGGTCGTACTTGAACTCTTGCATTGGGGTGTACCGGGGAGGAGGGCGCGCTGGGCGCCCGGGGTTGATCAGGCTGCGGCGCGCTGCTTCATGGTGAAGTCGCGATGCAGTTTCGAGTGACACGAGACGCACAGCCAGACAACCGAAAGCGGTTTGTCGTAGTCGACGTGGTGTCCGTGTAGACGGTCTGTGCTGAAGCATCCGGGAGCCATGCAGCACGGAGACTTCCATAACCGCTTGTCCCTGACAGCGTTATCAACCGTCCATGCTGCGGCTCTTTTCCCAGGATTCCGCTGGGTGTAGGCCTGCTGTGCGGCTTTTATGCGGGCCTTGCCGCTCTCGGTTTGCTGATAGTTCCTTCTGGCTTCGATTCGGTGTGGCAGGTTTGCTCTGCGGCGCTCGTACTCGCGATACGCTTCACGGTTCCGTGCGTAATTCGCGCGCACGGCTGCCTTGCGACATTCCTTGCAGGATTTGTCGCGGGCATAAAAGTCGGTATCTGCTTTCTGATCGCCGCACTTAGCACAGTGCTTCATGCGGCGCTCCTGAAGGGCTTATGCCCCGGCGAGGTATTGCAGTGGGCGGAACGGAATTTCGGAATCAAAATCATCCGGCGGCGCGGCCTGCTGGCTACGCTGGGTAGCTTGCTGGCGTGGTGCCGGCTGCTGTCGTGCTGCATCCTTCTCCGGCCAGTCGATGATCTCGGTGCCTTGGCCGACATTAATCTCGGTCACGTACCGCTCGACCCCATCCTTTTCAAACTTCCGGGTCTTCATCTTTCCGCACACCAGAATGCGCTTGCCTTTGTGCAGCCACTCGCCCAGGAATTCGGCAGTCTTGCCGAAGGCGACGCAGCGCACCCACTCGGTTTGCTCGACCTTCTGCCCGGTCTGCTTGTCCTTGTAGCTGTCGTCGACGGCAATGTTGAAGTTGGCGACGGCGTTGCCGTTTGGCATGAAGCGAACTTCAATTTCGTTTCCAAGACGACCGATGCCGCGCCATTCGTTGAGATTGGCCATTCTGGCTCCTTACTTGATTCGGATTGATGATTGGCCGCGCTCGAGGCGCGCACCGGGCACTTCCTCGCCGGCCTTAAGCTTGGCGGCGATGGCAGTCTTGTCTGGCGCGATCTCGGTCTTCACGCGCATCAGGTCGTCCGGGATGCTGTTCTCGTCATCCACGACTACTGATTCGCGGCCTTTGGCCAGGGTGATGGTGAACAGCGGGTAACTGATCTTCGTGATACCGGCCGCATCCATGTTCTCGCGCAGGTATTCCTTGATCTCGCGCTGGCGGTTGGTGACCAGCCGCTTGCGCTCCTGCAGGCGTTCGATCTCCTTGTCGAGTGCGGCAACGTCGGCGTCGAAGTTCAGGATGACGTGCGACACGGCCAGCGCCTTGTCGTTGAACTCGGCTTCGATGCCGGCCATCGTGTCGCGGATGGCGACGGCCAGATCCTCGTCGGCCGTCTCCTGCAGCGTGGCCAGCTCCTTGAACTGGCCGGTGATCTCGTAGAGTGCGCTCATGCTGCGGCCTCCTGCTTCGGCTCAAGCTGGGCTTTGCGCTCATCGAATGCCATAGCTAGGCGCTTGACGAACTTGTCCTCATTGCGGCGCGTCGCGCTGCGGACGTAAGAAGCGTGGAGCTTGGAAAGCTCGTGCATGGTTTGCGCGCCGGCCATCGTGTCGAGAGCAGCCTTGAGCCAGTCGAGACGCTCTTGCGCTTGACGCGCCGCCTCGGCTTCCTTGTTCTCGGCCTGCTCAAGCTGCGCCTCGGCCTCTCGTTCAGCCACGTAGTCGCGGTCGTCGTAGAGCCCCAGGAAGATGTCAGCACTGAAGCCAAGCATCGCCAGCGCCTTCTTCACTGCGTCGGTGAGCGACTTCTTCGGCGCCTCGGTGTCCGTGGTGACGCCCCACTTGCTTTTGTAGGTGAACGGCGTGCACCCGTACTGCTCGACCTCGCCGCGTTTGTCGCCCTGCATGAACCAGAGCTTGACGCGGATCGTGTGGCCGACCTCGTGGCCGATCAGCTCGCCCTTGTCGTTGCGGATCTCGCCGCCCTGGTCGAAGCGCTCCTCGGCTACCGTCCAGCCCCAGCCTATACCAACCGGGCCGAACACTTCCGTGGCGCGCTTGATCATGTGCTGGCCGCTGATGCTCGTGATCTGCTGGCCGTTGACCTTGGCAGACTTGGTGGCCTCTGGCGCGGTCTTCTCAACCTGGCTCCAGATCCGCATGTTCTGATTGCTCATGTGAACCTCTATCCGAAAATGAAGTGAATCGCCGCCTCAAACGCCAGGCCGAAAAGGAACAGCCCGGCAATGCCGAACGTCCAGATAACGAGCCAGGCGAGGGTCATGCTGTGGCCTGTGGGGGTGTAGTCGTAGAGGAGGGGTTGGGTGCGGTTCATGGGGTCACCTTATCTGCGAAGACGAGGCGTCCAGACATGATCGCTTCCTTGATCGTGTTGTATTCCCAGCAGTAGGACTGGGCGTCAACATAAACGCGCAGACCCTTCGGGTAGTCGTGCCGCTTGCGCCGAATGAATGCCTCTGCCGCGTCCTTGGTGAAGTGCGAATTGACGTACTCCCAGCGCTCCACATATCCGACGACGTGATGGTCTTCTAGGTCGTTCAGGGTGTCCCATTGGTCGCTCGCATCTAGCTCTAGGAAATCGCAATCACCAGCGTCCTGAGCTAGGAGATCTAAGCGAGTACGCTGATGCTCATCGCAATCGTCCCAATATTCCTGCGGGCTGAACCACTCACAGTCATCGCAGTAAACGACGCGATCTTCCGCATAGTCCTCGTCAATGCCATACACAAGCTGGCGAGCCTCCACGATGAAGATGGCGTCTGCTGTGCAATGATCGTGGACGCCTACACCGATGCAGTCATGGCGTAGCCGTGAAACGAATTCGGCCCAGGTATTTGCGTTTAGCTCGCTACCTGACGCGATGCTTTGTTCGTTGCTCATAGCGGCGCCCCGTTGGTGATTCGATCTGCAAGGCCTTGAGCGAGAGCCCAGCCGGTGAGTAGTGCAAGGGTCACTGCGAAGCCCCGCCACCATTTGTAGCGCAGGGATCGTTGTCTTTGGCTAGCCATCACATGGCCCTCCCGATCTCGGCAGCGGCGCGGACGATGGCGCGGCGGACGCTTGAGTCCGGCTCTTCCATTGTCGACTCAAACTCTTCAACGTCGCCGTCAGCGTATGCGTAGACTCGCCCGGTTGAGCACCAGTGCAGGCCGATGCGCAGCTTTGTCGCCAGCCGCAGCGCGTCGCCGTCGTCGGTGAGCGGGTTCCAAGGATCGAAGCCGCACGGGTTTCCTGGCTCGACTTCAATTCCGAAAGTTGGCCCATATGCCAGGGTGTCGTCATACCACCGGACGACATACCCAGCAGCCTTCGCCGCCATCTCAAGCAGTTCGCGGTCATCCATCACACACCCCCCAATAGCGCCACGTAGGCGAGAGTTCCGATAAGCGATCCGGCTACGGTGATGCCTAGGGCGCCGGCCAGCTCCTTGAGGACGTAGGCGTTCATGGCTGGGCTCCTTGCAGGGCGGCGGCAGCGATTCGCTTCATCTTGCCGATCAAGAGGCCTTTGGCCTGTGAGATAGCGAAGTCGGTGGCTGTTTCGCTGCTAGACCAGTTGGCGTTTTCGATCTGATCCAACGCATCCCGCAGTCTGTCCCGCTCAGCGAGAAGGGCGTCGTAGTCGTCCTCCATGACCACTTCGCGCCGGACAGGGCCAAGGTTTCCGGGGATGAATACGTTTGCTGTGTACCGCTTCACTTCCTTGCTCATGCCGCCACTCCTCGAATTTCCTGCCAGCGCTGATCGGCCAGCTCATGAATCTGTGCGCTGAGTGCGCGGTACTGGTCATCGGCTATCAGGTCGCAGGCGTAGGCCATTTCGATCATGCCGGTGGCGTAGCTCTCGTCTGGCCTGGGGAAGTGCGAGTTGGGCATTCGCTTAATCTCGCGCTCGATCAGTTCCAAGGCCTTAGCGTGTGCGTGCCTCATGCTGCCTCCCGCTTCTTTTCGATGAGCGTCCATAGCCGATCTTCGATATCCTCGGCGTACTGCTCGGCTACGCCGGCGCAGCCATTGCGCCCCAACTCCGTCTCGTTGCCGTCTTCGTCAAAGACGGACCCGCTGATTACCTCGAACTCCATCTCTCGGTAGCCGTAGTAGTCGTCTGAGCTGCCCCAGCTGCGGTAATCCGGCTTGACGTCCAGGCAGTGAGTCACCTCAACTGCTAGACGGTATTCGTCTAGGTCGATCTCGAATCTCATGGGTGGTTACCTCGATGTGCCCGGACGGGCGGGAAGGGGTGGCGCTACCAGCACCGGGCGCCCTCGGTTATTACAGGCCCGTTAGGGTCTGGCCTGGCTGGCTCAGGCGGGGGTTATTTGGTGCGGGTTAATCTTCCGGATAGAGATCGTACTTGCGGCAAATCTCGTCCATGTCCTGTCGGGCTCGAAACTCACTAAATCCGTCACCATCGACGCCGACCTGATATATGTGCTTCATGCCCTGCAGGATTTGGCAGCCATCTGCGCGAACTGCCTCAATCGTTTTCCAGTCCTCCGGCTCGACATCCTGCTCGCCGTAACAGCTTCGATCGAACCAGTAGTAAGCGTCGCAAGGGTGTTCCTTGCGCGCTGTTCGTATCTCGTCGCGTAGCAATGGCATCACTCACCTCCTTTCCAATTCCTTCTCCACCACTCCCACCCCCACAGCGCAGCTAGTACGCTGATGAGGAGGAGGGTTTGGGGTAGGGTTAGCATGGGGTGCCCGGCGGTTCTGGCAATGGCATCCAGTGGGTCGCTGCCCGGTCCTCGTCGGGATCGCGGAACGTCCAGCAAGCGAAGTCGGTGCGTGCTCCATGCCAATAGGTCGCCCATGCGATTTCGCAGCGGCCGTCTTCCATTAGGGCCAAGACTTCGCCGTCATCCTCTAGCGGCAAACGCTCACTCGATCTTATCCATTCGCTCATCTCATCCTCCTATGTGCTGATGGGTGCCCATGGGGCGGGCCTGTGAACTCCTAAGGAATCCTCAGTAGTTCGTTTCGGTTGCGAGCTGCCGGGCCTAACGATGAGTGTTCGACTCGGCTATCAGCAGCCGGTCAATCTGCTGGTCAAGCTTCCTGTTCTCCAGGCTGTTGCTAAGCGCGCAAAGCAGCCAGATCACGATCCACAATCCGCCAGTCAGGATGCTGAAGATCAGGTGGAAGATATGGCTCGTCTTCTTGCGGCGCATTTCAAGCATTACTGCGTGAGTGCTCATGTGTGATGCCTCGGTGGGTGTCTTCCCAATGCCCACTCTCGCGAATGGGCATCAGTGAATAATCCATCTCCGCACTGCCCGTTCGGGTCATTCGCTCGGTTCGGTCAGCACCTCGCCTGTTCTAGCCCCTCAATGGCTTTTCCAGTGCGCCGGTCGCCGTCGAGGCAATGCGGTTTGTGTTGCGGCAGATTCTTAAAGAGTTTCCGGGGATTCACCCGAGGCCCCTTTCGAGGCCCTGACGCGGTGCTGCTGCGTCGATGGGTGAACATTAACCGCCGGTAGTTTGCATGTCAACACCGCCGGTTAATATTTTTTAGATAGGCGAACGAAATCCGCCCCGAGGCTTCGCCGAGGCCCTCTTGAGGGAATCAGGAATCAGGAATCAGGAATCAGGAATCAGGAATCAGGAATCAGGAATCAGCCGGGCTCGACATGTCCAAGGACATGCCTAGGCCAGTACATTGGCTATAAGGCGCGGAATATAAGGGTTTACGGCTATGTCAGCCGAGCGCGCCGCCGCGCCAGATCACTCTTCCCATGATTGGGACATCATCCATCGAGGCAGCAGACACTTCCTCGTCTGGATAGCGAGCCTTGTCTTGGTTGTCGCTGCGAATCAGCCAGCTCCCTGATATCTGCTGCGCCATGCGCTTGATACTCAAGCTGCCATCTGGTCGCCGGATCGCATACACCTGGCGGTCACGAGGAATCTTGTCTGCGCTATCGAACAACACAACGTCGCCTTCGAAAATATAGGGCTCCATGCTGTTGCCGGTGGCGTAGATAACGAACAGGTGCTGCGGCTTGGCGCCCATGCGGCGAAGCCAGTCGCGCTTGAATGCCAGTCCGCCGGTTACTTCTACGTGATCATTGAGCGCGCCATCACCGCAGGCGCCGCGGGCATCGTACTGCGGTATCAAGGCGTAATCGTTTTCGCTGGGTGAATGCCCAGGGCCTGACGACGGCTCGCTGACCTTGAGGTCGTGGGTGGTGCTATCGATCTTATAGCTGACCTTTGCAGCCTGCGCCATTGATGAAAGCTCGGCGGCCAAGCGTGGGCTGAACCGATCAACGGGCTCGTCGATCATGATGCTCAGGACCGATGCGAACCGCGCATTTAGCGGATTGGTGCCGTTCAGGTACATAGCGACGGCTGCCGGCGATATCTCTGCGGCATCGGCCAGCTTTGCCTGCGTCAACCCAAGTGGGCCTTTCTTCGACATGAAGAGAGCCTTTGCCGCTTCGCACTCGGCTCTCTGTTCTGGCGACAACTCTTTCTTTCTGCTCATGCGCGCAATTTAAACCGTTCGTTAATTTTTCGCGCCAACCGGCGGTGTTGCAATCTTCCTAACCGGCGGTTAAGATTCGCTCAGGTTCACCAAATAGAGATGCCGGAATGAAGAAAAAACCATTGCCAGACCTCGTTGCCGAGAAGGGTCAGGCAGCCGTAGCGAAGGCTTTGGGCGTCAGCCCGGCGGCCATCAGCAAGGCCCTGAATGCAGAGCGGGAGATCGTTGTGACCGTGAATCGCGATGGCTCCATGACGGCTCAAGAACTAAAGCCGTTTCCGTCCCAAGCCAAGCGTGCGGCGTAACCAGAAAAGGAAATCAGCCATGTACCACGACCCCAAACATCTGCGTGACCACATCACGAAGGTTCGCCTCGACGAGGACACCGACGAGCTTCTGCAGTCGCTGGCGAAGTTCCATCGCACCCAGAAAGCCGTACTGGCTCGCGAGCTGTTGGAAGCCAGCCTGCGGGACATGCTTTCGCGCCTTGAGGATACCGAAGTTGAACAGACGGCCTGAAGGGTCCGAGGAGGCCCTATGGCTGATCAAGAGGTCGCTCTCGATGAGCGCTATCAGCGCGCATTGCATGAGCTAGCAAGGCAGGAAGGCAAGTCGCCAGAAGACCTGGGTGGCGAGCTGATCAGGGATCAACTTCGGAAGATCACTGAGCCGAAAGGCAACACCGGAAAGGTGCAGCCGTTTCGGAGGAGGGCAGGCCCTGAAAAGGGACCGAAAAACGGGCAATAAAAAACCCACCGGACAGGGTGGGTTCTTCAACCAACGAAACGAGATAAACGACATGACTAATGTATCCCAAAAAAACCTTGTGCTCAACCCTAAGTCCGGCGAAACCGACCTGACCGCGATTATCAAAAATATCTCGCGCAAGGCTGACGAGCATGGACTTTGCGTTATGGCGCCTGGCATCGCGGCGCGCGTTGTTGGAGAGCTGAATTTCCACGGCCAGCGCCGAGTTAAGAAACAGCGGGTCGCCGAGAACCTCAAGCTAATGCGTGATGGCGGGTGGGAGCCACACGTTTCGACGCTCGTGTTCTGTGAGCTTCCAGATGGCTCTCTTATTCTTATCAATGGTCAGCACCGCTGCTTCGCCATGGTTGAGCTTGGCGTTCCAGTGAAGACCAAGATCGACATTATCCCCGCGCGCGATCAGGACCATATCCGCAGCCTCTACGCGAAGTATGACGCGCGCACATCTGTCAGGACTGAAACTGAACTGGTCAAGGCTTCCGGTATTGCCGAGGCATTTGGAATCAAGACTCGCACCGCCGAGATCCTGATTAAGGCCGTGCCGATCATCCTGAATGGCATGGAGCCTAACACTCGCGTTGCCGGCAAGGAGTACATGAACCAGTTCGACTTCCGGCTAGAGAGCGCTGCCGGATGGTCGCGCGAAGCTGTTGAGTTTGACGGCATCGCATCGCTGGCAGAAAAGCACATCCGCACCAACCTGCTCCGCGCCGGGACTATGGCAGTAGCCATCTACACCCTGCGCCACAGCCCTGAGCTGGCTCGCGATTTCTGGTCAGGCGTTGCGCGCAATGACGGCCTCCGCAAAACCGATCCGAGAGCGCGCCTTATCGCTGACTTCGCTATTCGCACACTGGCTTCCGGGTCGGTGCGCCAATCCGTTCAGCAGTCTGCGATTGCCTGGAATGCCTTCTACGAAGGTCGCGAACTGAAAATCATCAAGTGCATCGAGGGCGCAGAGATCGTTATCTCCGGCACCCCTATGCGTAAAGGGGGCGCCAAGTGAGAGAAGTCGCATCTATTGCGCTTCGCCGTGTGGACCTGTCGGGCAGTCGCCCGACCGTTCCCGAGACGGTGAATGCGATGGCCAAGTCCCTAAGCGATGTTGGCCTAATCAACCCCATCACGGTCGTGCGCGCCAAGGTCTACGACAGCTCGATCATTGTTGATGGCTACCGGGTCGTCACGGGCAACCACCGCGTTGCAGCTGCTCGCGCTTTGGGCTGGGAGGAAATCGAAGCGTTCGTAATTGCTGATGATGACCGCCTAGAAAACGAGCTGCGCGAGATCGACGAGAACCTGTGCCGCGCCGAACTGACCCCGGCCCAGCGCGCCTATGCGATCAAGCGCCGGAAAGAAATCTGGGAGATTCGGAATCCTTCTCTGGGTGGAACAAGTTGTTCCACCCAAAAAGCAACAGAGCACAAGGACCGCCCACAGAACCAGAAGCAGTTCGCCGCCGACACTGCCGAAGCCACCGGCCAGTCGAAACAGGACATTAATCGCCACGTCTCCCGCGCCGAAGCCCTGGGTGATGACCTGCTGGAGGTGACCGGCACGTCGCTGGACAAGGGCGTTGAGCTGGACGCGCTGAAGGCGATGCCAGAGCCGGAGCGCAAAGAGCTTATCCAGAAAGCCAAGGCTGGCGAGAAGGTTACTGCGCGCAAGCAGCAAGAGGCCCCATTAAGGGCCTCTGAGGCTGTTTCTACTGTCATCCGGCAGATGGACATCTTCTTGATGGTGCTCGCCAACAGCGGCATTCCTGTAGGCCAGTTGGCGGACCGATTTGCGGATGAGTTCGACCATTCCGACGCAACAACTAAAGCAAAGGTCGAGGCCATCATTCCGCTGCTGGATGCCCTGGCACGCATCGGCGCCGAACTCGATCTTGAGGAGGCCGCGTGATGGCTCGTTCCCGAAATATCAAGCCAGGTTTCTTCCAGAACGAAGACCTGCAGGAGCTCGACTTCGCCACTCGCCTGTTCTTCATCGGCCTCTGGACTGAAGCCGACAAGGAAGGCCGCCTCGAAGACCGCCCGAAGAAGCTGAAGAACGCACTTTTTCCGGCTGACGACGTGGAAGTCGAGCAGATGCTGGACGGCCTGGCCGCATACGGCTTCATCAGCCGCTATGAGCGCGCCGGCAAAAAGATCATCCAGATCGTGAAGTGGGCGAAGCACCAGAATCCGCACCGCCGGGAAGCGCCGAGCACTCTGCCTGCTGAGACTGATGAAGTCGTGGAGGAAGAGCAGCAGGCCGAATCAGGGCCTCAAAAAGCTGAAACCGAGGCGTCCTTCGAAACCTTCTGGAAGCTGTACCCGCGCAAGACCGCCAAGGATAACGCGCGCAAGGCCTTCGCGAAGATCAATCCCGATGCCGAGCTGCTGGCCGAAATCATGGACTCGCTTGCCAAGCACGCCGCCTGCCAAGCCTGGCTGAAGGATGACGGGCAGTTCATCCCGCACGCCGCCACCTGGCTCAACGGGAAGCGCTGGAACGATGAGGTGAAGGCTTTCAGTGCCGCGCCTCGCTTGCGTGTTGTGAATGGTCCCGACTTCCACTCCGGCGACACCAGCTGGGCGAACGACTTGGGTGACCTGTGATGCGTAACGTCAAGGATCTGATCCCGTCCGCTACCAGCGGAAACCACGTCGCGCTTGCTGAGCCGGTCACTGCGCCCCGCGCTATCGACCAAGGCACGGCCAGTGTCGTCAACAAGCTCTTCGTGGAGCTGCAATCCATCTTCCCGGCGTGGAAGCAGGCTTGGCCGAACGACGAGGCGCTGACCGCTGCGAAGAAGTCTTGGATCAAGGGCTTCATGGCTGCCGGCATCAACACCATCGAGCAGATCCGCTTCGGCATCGAGCAGTGCCGCAAGTCCGGTGGCGACTTCGCTCCGAGTGTTGGCCGCTTCATCCGCTGGTGTGAGCCGACTCCGGAAATGATGGGCCTGCCGGATGCTGCCAAGGCATACCGGGAAGCCTGCGCCAATGCCCATCCGGCCGCTGAGCGCAACTGGTCGCACCCGGCAGTCCATCACGCCGCATGCGAAACCGGCTTCTACGAGCTGGCCAACATGCCGGAGGAGCGCAGCCGCAAGCTGTTCGACCGGAACTACGCAATCACCGTCCGCATGGTTATGACCGGCCAGCCGCTGCGTGAGATCCCCTTGGCGCTGCCGGAAACGGTATCGGTTCGCACGCCGGAGGTGGCCCGTTCGGCACTGGAGAGCCTGCGCAAGGCTGTGCGGGGTGAGCAGGCATGACCACCTCCATCGGCACCGGCCGCATTCACGAAGGCCTTGACCTCAAGTGTTGCTGCGACATCTGCGGCAATCCACGCAACGGCCATAAGCACACCGCTTGCGCCAAGACCCGTCAGGCCATCTACGCGATGCCGTCTCAGCAGCGCCTAGCCGTTCAGGCCCTCCAGAAGCAGGGCTTCCGCCCTCAAGCAATCACCGGGGCAGGCATAGGCCTATCCCGCGGCAATGACCATCGCGTCGTCTGTGCTGACGGAATCACCCAGCGCGGCGTAGGAGCACGGAAATGAATCAGCACGAACGAGACAGCAAAGAGCTACGCCGGCTGTGCGCAGAGCGTGATCGCCTGAAAGAAGCGCTGAAAGATGCGGACGCCGGGATGATTCATTTCCTTGAGCAGCGCGACCAGATGCGCGAACTGCTGATGCGTCTAGTCGACCTGCAAAACAGCGGGCGCGGCCCGATCCGCAGCTATGAGTTGTGGAATGACGTTGTTAACGAAGCACGTCCGCTGCTCGGCCTGGAGGTGCGCCATGTCTGATTTCATGGAAATCACCGAAGCCTTCCACCAGGCCCGCACAGCCCCCGATGTAACAGACCGCGCTACTGGCCTAGAGGAAGCGGATCGTATAGGTGGCGTGGCGATGGTACAGGCCAGGCTGCAGGGGCAGGGCGCTGAGTTCTGTGCCGACTGTGACGAGCCCATTCCAGACGCTCGCCGCAAGGCCTATCCGTCGGCGGTGTGCTGCGTTGAGTGCGCCTCGATTCGGGAGCGCCGCGCATGAAGATCGTCCTTTACGTCTGGTTCGCCATTGATTTGCTGATCGGCGCCGTGCTGAGCACAAGCGTTCTGCTCGGGCTTGAGGTTAGCGACGAGTCTGTTCGCTGGAATGGCGTGCGACTGCTCATCGAGATTGCCGCATTGGCAGTGATCGCCGAGATCGGGAAGCGGGAGGGGCGGCGCCATGGCTAAAGCCCCCAAGGCGATGCCGGTCTACCTGACCCTTCGCAAGATGATCGACCCAGCTACCGGAAAGGAGCGCGCCGCATTCGTGGCCGCTTCCGATGCTGATGCTGCGCTTATGGCCGAGCGCGGCTTCAAGCTCAACGCCAGGGTTCGCGCCGACCTCAAGCAGCCCCGCAACGAGCGATTCAACCGCCTGGTGCACGGCCTGGGCCGTGTACTGGTCCAGAACATCGACCGCTTTGCCGGTATGCAGGCCCACGCAGCCATCAAGGAGCTGCAGGCCGAGTCGGGCGTGTACTGCGACCGGGAAGAGTTCGACATTCCCGGCCTTGGCCGCCTGAGCCGCATGGTTCCGCAAAGCCTCGCGTTCGACTCGATGGGCGAGGAGGCATTCCAAGACTTCTGGCGCCAGTGCTGCGCCTATCTGGTGAAAACCGACTGGCCAACGCTGACCGAAGAGCGCCTGACCGAGATGGCCGAGTTCGAGACGTTCCGGGAGGTGGCATGAGCAAGCAAACCAAGCTCACCAAGGCCGCCCGCGGTCGCGATTGCCAGGTTCGCTTGCCCGGCTGCCCCAACAACACCGAAACGACCGTCCTGGCGCATTACCGCCTGGCTGGCACCTGCGGCATGGGTATCAAGCCGAACAACCTTCAGGGCGCATGGACCGATGACTACTGCCACGGCGTATGTGATGGCCGTATCAAGGCGCCGGAAGGCATGACACGCGAAGACATTCGACTCGCTCACGCCGAGGGCGTTATGCGGACGATCGACATTCTGGTTCGTGAGGGAGTGGTAGCCGCATGACCGACTCCCCACTCGGCCGCGCCTGCCCTGACTGCGGTGAGCCCATGAGCAATATGCCAAGCCTGAACGCCCGCCAATGCGCCACCGGATGCAAAGAGACATTCGCGTGGAGCCTTGCGCCCGGCCAGATACCACTGATCGCAAACAACAGAGCAACAAGGAAGCCGCAATGACCATCAAACCGAAACACGTATTTGCCGACCTGCTGTCTGTCGGCCTCAGCGCGGCGCTCGTCTTTGGCTCCGGGGCGCTGCAAGACTTTGCGTTCTACGTCCTGCTGGTATTCGTCTCGCTGGGCTGGCTGGCCCTGCTCTGTGTGGGCGTGAAGGGAGAGGCCGCCGAGACGATTCGCGACCGCGTGTGGTGGAGCGGCTTTCTATCGGTTGTGCAGATATCGGCATTGATCTTCTCCGGCCACCCGGTGCTGGCCGCATTCAGCCTGGTTCTTTCGATGCTCATTGTTGCATCGGCTTTCAAGGAGCAGGCGGCATGAGCCACGAGCACTATTTCATCGACGTTTCCGGCTATGACCGCGTGGACGTGTACCGGCTGATCGAATTGATCGGCATCACTTGCCCTGTGGCTCAGCACGTTTTCAAGAAGGCGTTCGCCACCGGAAAGCGCGGCCACAAGGATCTGCGCCGCGACTGGCAGGACATTGCCGACAGCGCCGAACGCCGGCTGCAGATGATCAGCGAGGACGAAGCGACCTTCGGCCAGCAGAACACCCTGGACTGCCGCACGGATGAGCAGAAGGGATTCAACGACCCTCGCACCGTTGCCGGCGTAGACGTGTCGTTCGAGAAGGAGAAGCACATGAACTTCGCGCCGGAGCAGTGCGAGTGCCATCGCTGCATCGAGGAGAAGGGGCTGAAGGTCGGCCCTCTGCCGCTTTCTAGCGTGAAGATGATTCTCTGCCCGGCCTGCGGAAACAAGCGCTGCCCCAAGGCCAACGACCATCGCAACGAGTGCAGTGGCAGCAATGAGCCGGGCCAGCCTGGGAGTGCGTACAAATGACCGGGGCGCGAAACGATGACTTCCTCTGCGGCGAAGCGTGGATTAACAGCGGAAGGCCTGACTGCCAAGGCCAATGCGGAGCAGCTTGCTCTCGTAATCGCGGACAAGATGCGGGAGCGCTGCAAGCCAATGGGTCTGCCGAAGTGGCGCCAGTGGGTATCGGCCGAGCTGTCGAGGATGAGTCCGCTGCTCCGGTCGATGGTTCGTGCTGCGCTCGAAGCGAAGGCGAGGGGGAGTAAATGACTTTCCCGATCCGTAAAGCCTCAGCCCAAACCACGCTCAAGCCGGCGAAAAGTGCTGGATCGGGAAACGCAGCACAGAAGCGACTGCAAGCACTCGGTCGCCTCCCGGTCGGCCAACTCAACAAGACTGAGGAGGCCTACCGCCAGCACCTCGAGGCCCGCAAGTTCGCCGGCGAGATCGTTTGGTACCGCTTCGAGGGAATCAAGCTGCGCCTGGCTGACAAGACGTTCTACACGCCTGATTTCGCCGTGATGCTGGCCGATGGCTCGATGGAGCTGCACGAGGTCAAGGGCTATTGGCAGGACGACGCCAGGGCAAAGACCAAGATCGCCGCCGACCAATACCCGTTCCGCATCATCGCCGTAACCGCCAAGACCAAAAAGGCGGGCGGTGGCTGGGCAATTGAAGAATTCTGAGGGGGAGACACCAATGTCCGCACGTGATGAGCGATTGCTCGACTTCGCAACAGGGCGCCAGGCGCAGTATCTGGAAGCCATCTGGCAGGAGGGCAGCATTCGGGCGGCAGCTCGCCGGCTTGGCGTGAACTTCAACGCAGTTCACAAGGGCTATCAGGCTGTGCTGCGGAAGGCGGGCGTGGCTGCAGAGTTGATTCCTGCAGAAACCGTAAGTGCCGCAGGCGAGACATTCGTCATCACCTGTGCCGTAAACGCAACAAAGGCGCACGCCGGCTTCATGAAGAGCCTGCAGCTGTACTGCGCCATGCGCGGCGCTCGGCTGATGGTCATCCCGCTCCGGTACCAGAACCCGACCAACCGTGACGCCAAGCGCGATGACGAGTGGTGGGATTCCCGGTTGGCGCCGTATCTGGTCAGCGATCGGACCAAGATCGCTCGCGACCTGATCGTGCTGGCCGACATCAAGACCCAGCCGACCGCAGTCAACCCGCTGCAGAAGTGGCAGACGGTGACCGGTACCGCCTCGGCGATCATTGGCCACCCGAAGATCGCGCTGAAGACCGTGGCCACCAATCCGGGCGTTCCGGCCAAGCTGGTGATGAGTACCGGCGCGTGCACCGTTGAGAACTACAGCGACACCAATGCGGGCGCCTCGGGCAAGTTCCATCACACGCTCGGCGCCGTAGTGGTCGAAGTGGATGGCCCGCGCACGCATATCCGCCACATCTGCCCGATGAAGGACGGCAGCTTTATCGACCTGGCTACCAAGTACACCGTGAAGGGCGCAGAGCCGGCGCCACGTGCTGAAGTGCTGACCATGGGCGACATCCATGCGGAGATGGCCTCTCCGGTCGTTACGCAGGCCACCAAGGAGCTTGCCGAGCTGATCCGCCCGAAGGCCCTGGTGCTGCATGACGTGTTGAACTTTGGATCGGCCAGCCACCACGCCAAGTTCTTCGAGAAGTTTCGCCGGCACGTGAGCGGTACCAGCGGCGTGCTGCATGAGCTGAAGGTCACCGCCCGCCACGTCGATCTGTTGTCCGGCTTCGCTGACAAGACAGTGATGGTCAATTCGAACCACCACGACCACTTCACGCAGTGGCTCGAGAAGGCAGAGCACGCCCTCGACATGGAGAACACCCTCGTTTTCCACGAGACGAAGGCCGCCATGCTCCGCGCCATCCATGAGGGCAGCTACTGCGACCCGTTCCAGTACTGGATGAACAAGCTGATGAAGCACGGCGACCGCCTGCTGTGGTTGAAGCCCGGCGAGTCGTTCATGCGTCACGGTATCGAACACGGCTGGCACGGCCACAAAGGGCCTAATGGGGTCCGCGGATCGACCAAGAGCTTCGCCACCATCGGTGCCAAGGTCGTCAAGGGTCATTCCCATGGCGCAGAGATCATCGACGGTGCGCGCTCAGTCGGTACCAGCTCGCTGATGGACATGGGCTACAACACCGACAGCCCGAGCGGCTGGACCTGGACGCACGACATCACCTACGCCAACGGCAAGCAGACGCTGATTCACTGCGTCGGCGGTACCTTCTTTCGCCGCGATGCGGCAGCAGCACGGGGAGCAGCAGCATGAAGAGCGCCGAAGAGCTTTTGACCCAATGGGGCATCTGGGTATGGCAGAAGACAGGTGTGCCCCGGTACGTCTCACCGATGCTGGCCATCATGCGCGACAACGTGCCGTGCACCCATGCGCCAGATGCTGCGATCACCGATGAAGAGGCTGAGACGGTATCGGCTGTAGTGGCTCGCTTACAGCAGCGCTATCCCGAGGCCTCCGAGGCCGTGCACCTGTACTACTGCCACAACCGCACCATGGAGCAGATCGGCAAGCAGCTTGGCAAATCCCGCCACCAGGTGAAGGACATGCTGAGCCGTGTGCACGGTTACGTTGAGTCGGAATTTGATCGACGAATGGCGGCTTAATTTACATGTCGTTCCTGTTGACGTGTTAACGCCAATCTGGCAATCTGGCACAAATTGCGGTTTTACCGCTTCAGAAAGCCCCTGCAGAAATGCCGGGGCTTTTTTTATGCGCAAACGGTTGATGAGGGCTCACCACCCAGCGCACCCATTCAATACATCCGCCATGCCTCTGACCATTTGGAGAAACACCTCAACATGGTCATGCACAAATCGCGCGGATATTCATTCGCACCGCATCGCGCAATAGAGTGCAGCGCCACGGCAGCTTACGCAGCCTAACGTGCAATGCAGTGCAACCCAATTGCAAGCGAATGCCCGGGCTGACGGGCGACCTATGCCGTTTTCTAGCGCGCCTTGTTGCGTAGTGCGGGTATCGGCAAGTAGGAGATCAGCGCCTACCGCTTGCAACCCTATTCCGGCCCCATGCCTTTGACTGCTTCCTAGCACCCAGCGGATAGCGACAGGCATGTGAGGCCGGACTTATTCGATAGACCCCCAGGACATTCCCTATGGCTGAACCGACTTCCACCGGTATCGCAGTTGCCGGCGCGTTCGGGGCAGGCATTGCCGGCGTGCTCGCTGGAGTGGATAGCGCCGCTGCTGTCGGCTCGCTGTGTGGCTCGGTGATCTACTTCATCAGCTCCAAGGAGCTGCAGATGCCAGAGCGCCTTGCCTACTTCCTGATCTCGTTCGTGATGGGCTATCTACTGGCGCCCGCGATCACTGGTATCGAAGCATGGGGCATCAAGCCATTCACAATGCCAGCGCCTGCAGCATTCGGCGCATCGCTGATGGTGGTAACGATCTCCCTAGCAGCCCTGAAGCGGAAAGGGCGAGCGTCCGTAGATGGTGGCTTAGATGGCTAATTCTCTGACCTACGCAACCCTGATCCTCTGCCTGGTGATGTTCGTTCGCCTGTTCACCTACCAGAGAGGCGATGCCCGGTTCCGGCGTGACGTGTCAGTCATGGCTGCGCTCATCATGGCGTGCTGCGGTGCGACTGCGATCTACATCGTGGCTGGTGACCTGCGCATTCCCTATCAGGCGTGGCCGTTGGTCCTACTGCTGGCCGTCCTCGCTGCCTCGCTGATGCGCTGCGGCGGGAACATGAGCAAGGTGCTACGTCACCCCATCGAATGGGACGGCACAGAGCGTCGGAATAGACCATGAAGAAGCAGCCCTCATGGATTCATCATCCGGATGATGGCCGCGGCGTCCGCAAAGTCTTCCTTGATGGGGAAGAGATCAAAATGGCTGTTTTCGCCGACCAGCAGCGCGGCATTGTGGATCGCTATCGCCAGCCGCTCACTATCGACAAGCGCAGCCAGTCGTTGATCACTGAGCGCCTGCATGGCTGCGTGGAGGTTGTATGGCCAGAGTGCAGCTAGTAGCCGTAGTCAAGATTCGCTGGTGGCTGCGCCTGTATCTCGTCGGAGTGGTTATTACCTCTCGCATCACAGGGATTGATCCGGGCTGGCAAAAGGTCAGTCAGTGGATTCGGCGCGGCACAGTGATTCGCTTCAAGTTGGCACAGTGAAACGCCTCCACGCCATCCTCCTGCTACTCCGCATCGCCGCCTGTGTCGCTGTGATGATCGGGAAAGAGGTGTGGCTCTACTCGCGCAAGAGGAAGCGTCATGGCATGCACCGGGTGTAAGGCACGACGAGAGCGCATGACCAAGTGGGCGCGCATCGGATGGGAGAGATTTCGTGGAATCGTTACTGACCCAGATACTGGAAGAGCAGCGCAAGACGAACCAGCTGCTACTGATGCTAGTGGAAGCGCTCAGCGAAGAGAGTGAGCAGGATGAAGAGCCGAGCACCTACATGGACGGCTCAAGGGTGAGCTGATGGCCAAGCTGAAGATGCACAAGCCAAGCACGCTGCGAATGGCTCAAGGGCCTTCGCTAAAGGTGGCTGACGCGAACAGCTGGCGATCTGGGAAAACGTCTACTCAGCGTGGCTACGGATACAAGTGGCAAAAAGCGCGAGAGGCCTTTCTCAAAAAGCATCCGCTCTGTGTTTATTGCCAAAGAGACGAGAACAGAGTGACAGTCGCCACCGTAGTGGATCATCGAATTCCGCACCGTGGAGACATGGCCCTGTTCTGGGATAGCGGAAACTGGATGAGCCTCTGCGAGCGATGCCACAACACGACGAAAAAGCGTGAAGAAGAAGCTGAGCTGAGGCAGAATTGACGAAGCCCCGAGGTGCGCTAACACCGCCGGGGCTTCTTATCACTACCTGATCGTTCGAGGATCACGGCAATGACTGCGCAAGATTCTACCTGCACATGCCAGGTATGCGGAACCCCATATCAGCCGACGCTGAATAAAGATGGGTCGCCCAGAAGGACAAAGCATTCGCTATGCAAGGCAAAGGCCTGCAGGGCTGCGCTAAGGCCTAAGCGCGAGCATGTTCGGATTAGCAATTCGACGCGCGGCCCATGCTCGGCACCCGGATGCACCGGCCATGCTGCAACGAAGGGCTATTGCAGTAAGCACTATGCGAGGATTCGGGCGCACGGCGACATAGGCATTACCCTGAAGCCGAGAGATCGAGTTACGAAGCAATGCGGATGGTGCGGCAATGTGATGAGCGTTAGGTTATCGCTTGCTGATAAGCGAACCGCGTGCAGTCGAGCGTGTGCAAATCACATCAAGGCCAGGGCCGCAGGCTATGAGTACAGGGTTAAGCCCATCGTATGCGCTGGCTGTCACTCCGAGGTCGTAAGGACCGTTAGGACTGGTAGAGACTCTGGCCGCTTCTGCGGTCGCCAGTGCGCGTTCGATGCCATGACTAGGCTGGCAGGAGAGCGTGCCGCGCTTAGGAGAATTGGCGAGAGGTTACGGCGCGCCCTTGAAGTTCCCATGCTGGCGGCTCAAGAAGCGGCGATGCTCCGGCGGATATCTTGGAACGTGAAGGCCAGGGTGAAGCAATGCCGAGCGTGCGGCACTTCTCACATCCGTAGAGCGCCTAACGTAGCTACATGCTCAAGGGCGTGTCAGGCGATGCGGATAGCTGAGCGCGCGCTTAAGCGTGAGCTGTACAGGCAAAGCGAAGCAGGCCGGGCCGCAAAGCGTAGGGCTAAGGCCAAGAGGCGCGCGGCAATTCGTGGCGCTGAGTACGAGAGCATAGACCCCATCAAGGTGTTCGAGCGCGACCAGTGGCGATGCCATCTGTGCGGCATCAAGACCATTCGCAACTTGCGCGGCTCGACTGACGACAGAGCGCCAGAGCTTGAGCACATTGTTTCGCTTGCTACTGGTGGCTCGCATACATGGGGCAACGTCGCTT